CCTGTGACTGAAACACAAGGCACTATAGTATCATTGAATATCACTTCGCAGCCTCAATACAATTCTATTATGTTGCTAGGATATTTCCTTGCCCCAACAACAGAAACATATACTTTTTTCACCAATACAGACGATGCTAGTTATATGTGGATAGGTCCAGATGCTATCTCAGGATACACTCATACCAACGCAGTTGTACAAAACGGTGGTCTACATGGTACTACTGAACGAAGCGGTACCATCAGCCTGACACAAAATATCTATTATCCAATTAGGATCATGTTCGGTAATAACACTGGACCTGGCACAATGGTTGTGAGTTATTCTACACCTACTATTACTAAAACATCAACATGGACGGGTAGAATATTTCATAACTCGGCTACTAACGGACATTAATCAATGGCCAATGATCCAAACAACCCCTACCGTCCTTTAAACACTACCAATTACGATCATCCTAGAGATCCTAATTTAAACGATCTCCATAGTTCGATGGAGTACAATGCCATTGGGCAACCTGTGCTTCGTGCCAACGTTAACTTGGTAGGTTCAGGCGAAGGTTCTGGAGTTAGTTCCAGCATAGACAGCAAGGGTCGTCTCAAAGTTCAGACACAGCAAACTCTATTTTTCAACACATTCCAGTATGGTAAAGAAACTGATGTATGGGATGAGAGCGTAGTCAACGGAGCCTCCGCAGTATTTGACACTTCATTCAGTCAAGTGCGTATGCAGGTGACAAATCAAACGGGATCCAAGGTCATACGACAAACTCGCAACGTTCAACGTTATACTCCAGGCCGCACACAGAGTGTGGCATTCGCTGTTAGGTTAGATACACCAACAACTGGCATTCGTCGTAGGTTTGGTATGTTTGATGGCAATGACGGATTTTTCTTTGAAGACTGTGGAACTGTTGATCCTGACACGGGCGAGCCACAGTATGCCTGTGTGATTATCAACAGTGATGGTGCCACACCCACAGTGGAAAGAATATATCGCAAAGACTGGAACGGCGATAAACTTGATGGTAATGGTCCCAGTGGTCTCACAGCAAATCCTCTAGCACAGCAGTTGGTCATGATGGACTACGAATGGTACGGTGCTGGACAGGTATCCTTTATGTTTGTGATGAACGGCTTGCCCAGAGTTATACACACTTTTAACCATGGTAACAGACTACAGATGCCTTGGGCAAAAACTCCATTCTTGCCCATCAGACTGGAGATAGAAAATCTCACTGGAGCCGCAGGCACACACTATCTATGGCAAGGATCCAACAGTATTCTAGCAGAAGGTAGTGTTGAAAAACTAGGCATCGCTGAAAGCATACTAACACCGTTGAATGGCATCAACATGCCCGATTCCAACACATTCTATCCCATAGTCAGTATTAGAATAAAAAGCACAGCATTGACGGGCATTGTGTTGCCTACCTACTTCCAAGCAGGCACATTAGACAACACTGACATTTACTTTAAACTGATTCGCAATGCCACAGTGAATGGCACGTGGGTGAACCATCCAGATCCCAATGCCTTCACACAGTACAACTATACTTCAACAGGTGCTATCACAGACGGTGTTGAACTGTCAGCAGGTATTATTACCTCAGGTGCGGGTGCTGGACAGATTAGAGTGGACACTGACACAGTTTATCAACTTGGGCGAAGTAGTTTAGGCACAGTCAGCGACACCTTAACTTTAGCCATTGCTGCCAAAAATGCCAACAAGAATGCTGTGGCCACAATGACTTGGATTGAACAGAGATGATGTACAGAAAATATATCAACATAGTAGAAGCAGCCAACAAAGGCTGTCCCATAGCCACATACGACATTGATGTTAACCTAAAGAATCGTCAGAAGGCTATAGACGAATATCACTACGGGCCTGCTAATCCTGATGAACCAGAATCATATTGGAAGGATGCTGCCAAGCGTTGGAACATCACAGAAAAGACTGCTAGGACCATGAAGTGCGGTAACTGTGCGGCCTTTGATGTCAGTGACAAAATGTGGTCCTGTATTGAAGATGGTATCAAAGGCGACAGCAAAGAAACTGATGCCATGGCCACAATACACAAAGCAGACTTAGGATATTGTAATTTTTTACATTTTAAATGTGCTGGCACACGTAGTTGTACAGCATGGGTCACAGGAGGAGCGATAGATGACACCAACAGAACAGAATGAATTTATATGTAATCACTGTAGACATACCGCACACTGCGGACACAGTTGTCTAGACGAAAGTTGTGACCACTGCTCAGAATGTGCCTGTGTACATTGTCAAGCAGAATCTGCTAGAGAAGAGTAGTGTTTCGTAGACATCAAGTTACGTTGATGTCAAATCCTGTTTGTAACAAGAGGGTAGAAATATTAGAATCTACAGATTTTAGATACTATGACAAAGATGGATTTGAACTTAATCTAGCAGAGCAGAAGTTTTACGCTGTTATGGACTACCCTATAACACACAAGATCTTAAATCATAATTGCTGGCAAGAACCTTGGTTTGAATTAGAACAGAGTAATCTAGGATTAATATTAGATCACAGTATGTTCCTTTGTCGCTGTAGTTATGAAAAAGATGCCTTGGAACAATTAAAAGAATTACAAATAAAAATACCCACTGCAGAGTTGTTAATCAAAACTAAAAGAAAATGGGGATTTGATTTTGCCTTAGATGCTGTTGCCACTGATGGCACAGTCTACGAAGTCCTACATGTTGAGTACGATCATCACGATTATGAACATTTTAAAAATCGAATGATAGATTTTGAATGGGTAGTGCGTCATAAAGATTGGCAAGATGCTGCTCGTAAAGTTTGGGACAACAAAGATCAATGGCAAAATTTAACCGGATTCGAACAGAATGACTGGAAAGCCAAGTTTTTATTAGGGTGGACAAAAGCTGAGTATACTGAAAAGACAGTATAAATACTCATATTAAAAAGGTCCTGTAAATGAAAAAACTACTACTATTATTACTGGCTGTGCCTATGCTAGCATTTGCACAGAAAGCACCCAAAGGCGTTACCTATGACGCACAAATTTTACGAGTGAGCGACGGCGATACTATTGTTATCGCCGCTCCCTTTTTACCACAGCCGCTTAAACCTGAGCTTGCCGTTAGAATCTACGGTGTCGATACTCCCGAAAAAGGACACAGAGCCCAGTGCCCTTCTGAAGCTCAAAGAGGAGAAGCAGCATCTGCCTTTACCAAAAATCTCGTGTCAAAGGGACAACAATTTCAAGTTGTCCTGTATGGTTGGGATAAGTTTGGGGGTAGAGTTTTAGGCGATGTATTTGTTAATGGACAGAGTGTCCGTCAGGGACTGATCGCTAATGGCTTTGCTAGAGAATACTTTGGCGAAGCAAAACAATCATGGTGTAATTAAAATGCGTTTAGAAAGCTGTCAATTATTTGCTCAATTACTAGAAGGCTACGTAGACGAAGCCAGTACTTCAATTAGTCTTATTTCTGGTCAACCCGGTGGTAAAGAAGTAATACAAAAACTTCACCAAGGCATGAAACTAGCACACGATCAAGATTATCGAAAAGTAGAAAAAATTTCTTGGAGCGAGCTCAAGGATAGCTATCGTGGTGCGTGGGTTATTATCCAGGGAGACAAAGGTACAGGAGCTATCAGAGCTTCGGGCGGTAACACAGGATCATACGAAGCAGTAGCAAGTGCTGGGGGCGAAGTAAGAGTTGTCAAAGACAGTCGTGGCGGCAACATTTTAGATTTCCTTAAAGGTGAAATTGGTAAACTACAGAAATTTTATGTAGGACAAAATACCACAGCAGTATCAGACAAACAAAGAAAAAGAGCAGACAACCAAAAAGGTACCAGTTCCGAAGTCACTGTAGACTCACTGACTAGGAAGTTTAAGCCTTTATGGGTACGTGCCATCACAGCAGCTATCGCAGATATCAAAGGACATATTTCTAACCAAATTAAAAATGATGCGTTTGATAAAGCAGAAAAAAAATTAAGCCAAGTTAAAAATCTACAGAACGCTATAGAAAACCTTGAAGGTGGTAGCACAGGCGATGTACCGCCAGCAGTATCTACAGCAATTAACACAGCGGTATTGATGGCTGCTAGTCATCACTATCCAGAACAAACAGGCAACATTACTAGAGGATACAATCGTGGCTTCCAAGCAGAGCGTTCGGAAGGACCAGCACAACTATTAAAAGACATTGCCGCAGGTGACCAAAAGAAACTAGGCACAGTTCTTGGATTCTTTAAAAGGACTTTGATATCAGGATGAAATTAGATCAAATCATAACAGAAGCAAATATAGCAGCCAAACTCAAAGATCCTAAGATGATAAAGATGCTGGAAATTGCCATGCGGCATGATAGCTCTTTGCCTAAAAATAAAGTAGCTGCTCTAGGTTCTGCTGCGTTCGGTGGCGAAAAGGATCCTGCCAAACAAGCTGATAATACTCAAAAAATTGTTAAGCTCTGGAGCGACCTATTAGACGACAGCCTACGATCAACGGACTACGGTGATCTTTCAGCAGACGGTAAGTTCGATGACTGGCTTACACGACTGTATGCCAATGGTGTAGTAGACTATGAAGATATCAACGGCGAGGGCGGTGATGCTCTAGGTGCGTGGAAAGCTCTAAGCATACGAGGTAAACTCAAAGAACCACATCAAGACTTTAATCGTTTTAAAAATCTACGCCAGATACAACAAATTGTTCAAAGTCGTGACTATAGAGAAGAACTTCGACGTATCAAAGATGCTGAAGTTATTGAAAAACATAAGCGTGAAAAGAAAGAGACAACCTTAATTGATGACGATCGTTTTTTAATAACATTGCCTTATAACTATGGTGCCTGTTATAACTTTAATAATGCTGTGGGATTTAATGCCAGTTTCTGTACAGGCTCTAGTTCTGGACAGCGTTGGTTTGAACGATATGCTCCAGAAGGCCCAATTATTTCAATTTTTGATAAACAGAATCAAGAAGACGAAAACGGTAAGTGGCAGATGCATGCCCCAACTGGTCAGATGAATAACGGTAATCAAAGTATGTCGTATAGCAGAGGCGATCAAAAATTTGCCGAATTATATCCTGGCTTAATGAAAAAGATTATCAAAGCTATACAAAGCAAAGCTGAAGAAATTAAAAAGAATTCAACAGACATTGTCCGCGATGGATATGATGTTGCTAAAGCCATTGCTGACATCAAAGATCGTTTACCTTATTCATACGCTTCGGAGGAAAAGGAAGCAGAACCTGAAGCAGGCAGTGATAACGGCCCAGGTACATATTTGGTAACACATACCCCGTCAGGAAGATCTGCTCGTATTCCAGCCGAAAGTAGAGAAGATGCTATTGCTCAATTACAGGCAAGACATGCTAATATCAACCTCGATGATTTTACAATCGAAAAAGAAGCTGAACCACAGGCATAATTTATGACTCCTGTTACTATCAAGGAGTTAGAATTATCCCAAACTTACGTTTGGTCTAGTATTGATAAAGAACGAGATTATACAGAACGCATGGATCCTATCTATGCTAAACTTCTCTGTGCTTATGAAAATTGCGGCGATGTTACCGTATTTGATCAAAACAAAATCCTAATAGCCGACCTATGGAATAAAGAAAAATCCGTAGTTCCTAAAAATGAATTCCTCTATAGACTAGAAAAAATACTAATGCTTTACGAGCATTGGCATAGGACTAATAAATGGTTAACACCGTTAGTAGCTGTAAATGAAGGCGAAAGGTATAGAATACACCCAGGAAGAGATAGATGGTATATTATGAATCATTTAAAAGTTCCTAGGTATCAATTCTTAATTATTTCCCAAGTTAACTATCAAACACTAAATCAAATATCAGGACTCTGGCCTGACAAGCGTCAATTAACAATCAGAGGTAAAGAAGTAGCTAACATCTTCCATAACTATGATAAATCAGAAGTATACCAATATCAGCGTATATCTTCTTGGTTAAACTCCGGAATGACCTTTAAAGATTTTGCTAGATCTACACCTAGACAACGATCTATAGCAGCTATGGTCAATAAGAAAGGACCCTAAGGTCCTTTCTCTTTACTTACTATAATCTAATAATCCGCTATGCGGTAATATATTCAACTTTTAATAATTATTTTTTAACACCACTGGCTTGATTAACAAAACCGTACATCTTTTCTGCTGTTTCTAGAACTTTGTCTAGACCTGGAAACTCAGGCATACCAACTGTAGTGACGATCTGACCAGTCTTCTCATCACGTTTGGCAGTCATTTCCCAACCTTGGAACTTTGAGTGGAACTCATCGCTTAACATGCCCTTGGCCATGTCCAAGATGTCTGTACGGATTTCGTAGCCGTTTTTGTTGAATTTAACTTCTGGTAGTTTTGGTGTTTCGAATTGTGACATATTTTTCTCCTTTGTGTGTGTATGTCTTATTTGGCTTCTTTTTCTACTTTGTAGGGAGCCTGTGAAGCCTGCTCCGTCTTTGGAAACAGATATTTACTAACTGATTCCACAGAATACTTAGCCATGTCAATGGTGTTATTTACAGCCATCTTGGCAAATTGTGTTTGTGAATCGATATATGCATGTGCTGCTTTGTTTAAAGCAGGATCTTTGAAAATTTGATCAGTGATGATCTTTTTTGTATTTTGAAAAGATTCGATATAAAAAACTGGTGAAAACATAACTCCTCCTTGTGTGTTTGTGTATGTATTATTATATATGCCTAAGGGATATAAATCAAGAGTAAACACGATTTATTCTGCCATTATGCGTCTGGCTGCTTCGTGATTACCCATGCGAGCAAAGTGACTCGCAGCACGAGCTCTGCCAAATGAGTCCATTACAGACCAGATATAGTTGATAAACGATTTCATAGTATTTTTCCTTGTATGGTTTTTTGTTCGAACTCTTTGGTAAAGTGTTCTACATCTACGGCGTTTTGTGGGTGTCGGGATGATATGTAGCGGTCTAAATCGCTTTGGTAGCTTTGTTTAGGGAACATTTCAGCAAGGCGTTCTAATATTCCTAACATTTTGATGCTTATTGATTTCATTTTTTGTCCTCTGTAAGTGTGTGTAGAATCAGTGTTTCTACTGAGATATTTATACTAATCGTTGTGCGATCGCACATTTACGAAATTAGAAATAGATTATATAATAGGTTAAATATATCATAGGATAATTAATATTATGAAATTAAGCACACGGTCGATCCTCCAAGAACTTAATCAAGTTGCTTCTGTTAGGAACGCTGACGCTGTTATTGAAAGCAGAGCTACAAATATCATAAATTCTGCTATCAATCTAATAGAGTCTATGAAAAAGCAGTATGATCCTGAAGTAGCAGACGAGCTAGAGCGTAGATTACTCAACGCTATCCGCGGACAGGACCCTGCTAAATTTACCAGAGGCATACGTAAAATTGCCGAATCACGAAAATCTAAAAGAAAATTGAATGAGAGCACAGATGATTGATTTATTTGAAGGCGGCAATGTATTTAAAACAGCCGATAAAACACCCATAACTCAACGAATAGCTACTAAGGATGTAGCAGGCACTGTTGACTTTCTAGAAAAAGTCACAGGACTAGACTTTACTAAAGAAATAGATCCGGATGATAAAAAACCTGTAAAATGGTTAGGCACTACAGGACGCAAAGAAGATCCAGACGGTACATTTGAATTAAACAGTTCAGGCGACCTCGATCTAAGTGTTGACGCAAGAGAAATCAGCAAAGAAGAACTAATAGCAAAACTAGTAGATTGGTGTAGAACAAATGGCGTAGACGAAAAGGATATCTTTAATCAAGGCACAAAGAAAAACGACGGTTGGATTAAAGATGCTGGCGACAATGTACATTTTAGAACACCTATACTAGGCGATCAAACTAACGGGTTTGGACAAACTGATTTCATGCTAACCGTAAACCCTAAATTCCAACAGGGTTCTATGCGTGGTGGTAGTGGAATTTATCGCGGTGAACACAGAGCTATTGTGTTAAGTAGTATTGCTCGTGCTAGAGGATTTAAATATAGTCCTAAATTTGGTCTACTCCACGGTGACACAAATGAACCTGTAGAGAACGGCGATGACTGGAACGTAATTGCTAAACAGTTATTAGGCCAAACTGCCACTACTAAAGACATTGGTTCAGTTGATTCTATCATCAACTATATTAAAAAATTACCCAACTACGAAGAACTTGTTTCGGCAGCAAGAGAAACATTAGGAAAACAAAACATAGCATTACCTAAACAAGAAGCTCTTGAAAACTATCAACCAGGAAGTATAGGGTGGATGCGTAAAATGATTGAGATCGTTAAATGAGAGCATTTGAATTTTTAACCGAAGCCAAGGTAGGCCGTGAACTACAACATTCAGAAGATCTAATAGTTGTTAACGGATCTAAAGGTGCCTTAGATACATTAGATGAATTAGCCATAATGGCAAAGAATGTTGACGATGTATCAGTTAAGTGGGACGGATCTCCAGCTGTTTATTTTGGTAGAAACGAAGCAGGAGCATTTGTACTCACAGATATCGCTGGATTCGGGGCCAAGGGTTATGACGGCAAAGTAACTAGTGCTGATGATTTAGAAACCATGTTATTACGTAGAGGCAAAGAAGTAGATGATACACGTAAACAGTTCGCAGGCAGTATGAAAGGGCTATGGGACAAATTTGCCCAGATGGTTGACCCTAATTTTAGAGGTTACATCAAAGGTGATTTATTGTACTATTCACAACCACCTAAAGATGCCACAGGTGATTTTGTTTTTACTCCAAATATTGTAACATATAATATTCCTATGAATTCAACTATAGGCAAAAAAATAGCACAAAGCCAAGCCGGTGTAGTGGTTCACAGATACATAGATTTCAATGGCAATTCTACTCCTATTCAATTACCTATGAAAGGAATTAAATCGCAAGGGCCTGTAATGATACAAGGGCCGGTTACTGTTAATGTTCTGCCTAGTATTGATGAAGCAAAATTAAAATCTCTACGTCAGTATATCACAGGCCGTGCTGGAGAAATAGACAAACTGTTAAATGATGATCAATTAGCCGCAGATAAGATGGGAGATTTTAAAAATATTATGTACAGGTTTGTAAATGAACAAACAGATACTGGTAGTTTTTCCCAACTAAACAAAAAATTCTTAAATTGGGTAAACAGTGATGCTAAGATTAGTGCTCCTAAAAAAGCAAAAATACAAGAATATATTAAATCGCATTCGGGTGCCTTTGAAGCAGTGTTTACTATCATCGAGCAGATAATGGCTATCAAGGACGATATAATAGACCAGATAGATCAACAGACAGAAATCAAAGCTAGTATAGCAGGTAAACGTGGCGGCGAAGGATATGTAAAAAGTAATAGTAACATGAAACTAGTACCAAGATTACATTTTACTGCGGCAAATCGTGCCAAAACACGCTGATATCTGACGTTTTCTCCAAACCCTTATAAATAATATGCCGGTCCCGGAGCGGGATCATTGATTAAGGAGAAAATATCATGGCAGATCTATCAAGCACATACGTAGCGAATAATTTTAATAAATTCGCAATCAACACATCAGACGCAGGCCACGAGCTTGTAGTTCAAGTTACTAAGAGTGGTTCTGGTAACTTAACAAACGCTGTTCTATTAGCAGTGTATCGTCAACTAACAGCAGCAGGCGGTGACGCTTCTGGTACAGACACTGGTGGTCCAGACGCTTTCACATTCGCAGCTTTTGGTACAGCTGACGGTTCAGCATTTGTAAGCGGAACAACTACAGACGTATTTTTCCGTATACAAGGTTCAGGTGGTACTCCAAATACAACTACTGTATCTGGTGCTACTATTACTGTTATTGCTAACTTCAAACCAGCACTATAATTAAGTAATTCCTAGGGATGGGAAGGAAGGGCCGGATTAATTTCCGGCCTTTTTTTATCTGCGTAAATAATAGCAGATTATGAACCGTTACCGAATCACAACACTAGTAGACATAACTCGCAGCAAGGCTACAAGATCCGAAACCAGCGAGTTAAAACAAGGACAACAGAGTAACTTTAATACTCTGATACAGGTTATAGGGCTACGAGCCAATATTGCCACAGACTACGATCCAAAACAGGACGAAGGTAGATTACCTGATCCCTGGAAAGGTAGGGGTACATATTGGACCTATGAGTTTGAACCAGAACGTGCCGACGGATTCCTCGATGGCAATAATCCTGTAGGACATCTAATAAACGACCTCAACGGTGTACCAATTGTTGACGGACTAAATAACAGTATAAATTTTGATCTTCCTGCTTTTATTACCAAAGGCAAAGATTTCAATACAACAATTCAAATTTTGGATTGATTGGATAAATAATATTATCAAAGGCAAAACCATTAGGCATTTCTAACTTAGGCACATGGCTCGGAGCGAGCACTTGACTTAACATACAAGGAAACAGCCATAATGGCCACAGTAGCGGAACGTGTTAGCGTTGTAGAAGTACAGGTAGCTAACTTAGACGAAAAACTAGATGACATTAAATTAGACGTGAAAGAAATGCACGACTGCTTGGATCGCACAGGCGAAACACTGTCTAAAACACTAGCAGACATGAGAACAGAATCTACAGCACAGCACAATGAACTAGCTGGTAAGATCAAAGACTTAGAAAAACATAAACAAAAGCTAATGACCTATGGTATGATAGGCCTATCATTTATAGCTGGTTTAGGTTGGACCGGACAACTAAGCATTCAAACTATCTTCAAATTCTTTGGCGTATAAAATATACGCACTTAAATAAAGGACCATAGGTCCTTTTTTTATGACTAAAAATATCCAGCAGCGACTAGACACAGTCATTGCTAGAGTTAATAAAAAGCTAGTACAACAAGAACAATTAATCCCTAAAAAAACGGATAAGGGTATTCTTGTTGGAGATGTGTTAATAGAAAGTTTAGGATCAATAAAGAATATATATCACGGGGATCGTTTGGTTTTCGCTGACGTATCCTTAAACAAAGTAGCTGTTAAGGTGGCCAATCTTATGGCCATAGACCATATAAGATATCAGCAAAAAATAGATCAATTAATCATGATGGATTCTAAGTTTGGTTCTGCCCTAGCAGAATATCAGATGTTTAAAGGAAGGCTAGCAAAAGCACACCTAGAGCAAGATCAGTTCCGTATAGACATGTACCTAGCCCGGTTAGGTTATGTTAAATCCTCAGCTGAATATTGGAAAAAACAAGCTCTAAGTTTGGCTGGATAAGTAATAAATATATGATAATCCTGGATGGGCAAACATGAAAACAACAGAACTATTTAAAAAAGCTGACGCTAAAACGATCAATGAAACTATTGAAAAAACATTTGGTCAACGCATCAGTTTAGAAAACTATACTCTAGATCAACTAGAAGATTCACGCAACAGGCTTAGAACACAGATTTATCAGTTCAAGCAAAACTCTGGATTTAACGAAACTATCGAAAACGACGATTATTCTCGTGCTCAATGGATGTTAGATGCTATTAACGCAGAGATAGATCAGCGTGGTGAAGTTACTATGGAAAGCCCAGAAGGAAATCCGGAAACCCAAACAGGAGAAGAAATGAACACTCAAGTAAGAGAAAGTGCTACAGACAAGGCCAGTGCTGTAGTTACTGCTAAATCTATGGTAGATAGAGTAGGCCGTTGGATTGAAGATCTAGCACAGATGGAAAATGATCAGTTGCTAGAACTAGGTGATGTTATACGTGACGAAATGGGACAAGAGCAGGCTAAAGCATTTGTTAGCCAAGTTGCCCCAGCTATCCAAGCAGCGTTAGAAACATTAAAGACAACACGTGAAGCATTAAGCTCGGGAGTTCGTGTACTATCCGGTGACGAGCAGCCAACAGATATGTTAGGTGCTGAGCCTACAGATGAACTAGGTATGGAACCCGGAGCAGACATGGGTGCTGACCCAGCTGCCCCAGACGAATTAAACGCCGGAGAGCCAATTCCAGCAGAAGATGATTTTGCTGCCGCTGAACCAGCTGCTGGCGGTCCAGAAGAAGCAGGTCGTGCTAAACGTGAAAGCATTGAAAGACAAAATCGACTATTGAAAGTTCTAGCAGGCTAATGAGACTTACTGAATTCGCATCTAAAGAAGAACAAGAAAAGCTGGACGAAATACTTCCAGCTCTCGCTGCGGGTGCGGGTATGCTAGCTCGAGGTGCTGCCGCTGTAGGTAGCACTGCTCTACGTGGTGCCGGTGCTGCTGCTTCTGCTATTGGTAGAGGTGCTGTACAGGCCACAAAGGCTGTGGGACAAGGAGTTGCTAAAGCGGCACCTGTAGTAGGTAGAGGGTTAGCTAAAGGTGCCCAAGCTGCTGCTAGGGGTACTGGAAATCTTATTGGACAAGCAGCAGGTGGTTTAGCTAAAGGAGCTATACAAGGATTTGCTGGCGGCTCTGATCAGGACCAACAGCAGATGACACCACAGCAACAAAAACAACAACAGCAACAACAACAGCTAGCGATTAAAGGTCAACAAGACCTATCAAAACAGATCAAAGATCTAGAAACTGCTCTTGCTGGTATTAAACAAACAGCAGGTGTATAATGAGAATTTTTGAATTTGATGATTCAGCCGACCCTGGACAAGAATATGCTGTCCGAATCAAGTTAGCATTACAAACCCTCATAGGCAGATCTGCCAGCAAAGGCCAACCAGCCAATTATAACTGGGCATTCTTAAATCAGTTACCAGAGCTAAAAGGTCTCAAACTAGATCAAGCTACATTTGCTAAAATCTACGACAAGTACCCTATGGTTAGTGGCCTAGTTAAAAACTTTGAAACTAGTGGTATCAGTCTCAAAGTACCCGGCGTGAGCCAGGAAAAGGAAGATCCAGGCTCAGATATTGATAAATCTAAAGAGAAGGTCAATCAAGCAGCCGCTTCCGCAGCACCTAAGCAATTGGCAAAAGCGGCTATTTGATTTTTATCAAATATCTGTTATAATTGCTAAATGAATATAATCGAAACAATCAAACCCACGATCCTGTAACTCGTAAACGTGTATATCTAACTCCAGACGGAGAAAGCCTTCCGTCAGTGACAACTATATTGTCGGCTACCAAAGACATGACAGCACTGAACGAATGGAAGAAGCGTGTAGGCGAACAAAAGGCTAAAGAGATTACCACAGAAGCTGCTGGAGTAGGTACAGCAATGCACAGTAATCTAGAAAGATTTATAGCAGGGCTACAACGCCAACCAGGAAATGCTCCTGTACATGTACAGGCTAATTCAATGGCAGATCAAATAATTCTTAACGGATTAAAAGATGTTGAAGAAGTATGGGCTATGGAACAGAGTTTATACTTTCCAGGTTTGTATTCTGGAACCACTGATCTAGTAGCAGTGTACAAAGGCAATCCTAGCGTCTGCGACTACAAACAAACCAACAAGCCTAAAAAAGAAGAATGGGTTGAAGATTATAAAATCCAGCTGGTTGCTTATATATTAGCACATAATGAAGTCTACGGCACAGACATTCGTGAAGGGCATGTGTTTATGTGCTCTAGAGCCTGTGAATATCAGCAGTTTGATCTGTTACCGCAAGACTTTAACAAATACCAAGATCTTTGGTTAGAAAAGGTAGAAGAATACTACACAGCTAACAGATAAATATCCTATATAAGGGAAATTCATCTATGGCTGTCGTACAGATATCGAAAATACAGGTCCGCAGGGGACGCAAGAACGGAGAATCGGGAATCCCACAATTATCCAGTGGTGAGATAGCCTGGGCCGTTGACACCCAAGAATTGTTTATAGGTAACGGTTCAGTAGCAGAAGGTGCTCCTGCAGTTGGCAATACCAAAGTCCTTACAGAACAAGATAATCTATTGGATCTTATTGAATCTTATAGATTTGCTCGCAATGAACCTAGCATCACTAAATCAGTTTTTAGAACCCTACAGAATAAATTAGACGATCGTGTAAACGTCAAAGATTTTGGTGCTGTAGGCAACGGTATTGTAGATGATACTGAGGCATTTCAAAATGCCCTAAATGAGTTATTTAGAAACGTAGACGCAGAATATCGTAAAGAATTATTTGTACCTACAGGTCATTACAGAATTGCTAGTCCTTTGCTAATCCCTTCTTATGCTACAGTAATTGGCGAATCACAAGTTGGTGCTGTTATTATCGTAGATGACACATCTATTGCTTTAACTTCTACCGCAGGCACTGCTCCTGCTGCTTTTGAATCCTCAGACAGGCCACATGATATTATTTTTAAACAAGTGTCCTTTAGATTTACCACAGGTCACTTTGATTTAACAGGTATGAAAGATGGATTATTTGAACGTTGTACATTCCAAGGAACACTACAAACGTTGACCGACGCTGCTAATGCTACAGTTACTGATCCTATGATCTATGTTTCTAACACAGAAAAGATAGGAACGATTGTTGAAGGTATTACATTTAAAAATTGTAAATTTGAAAAAAGCTACAGAGCATTACAATTTGATCAAGTTGATCCATTTAACAGTAATATAAATTTTATGGGCAGTGAGTTTAGATTGTTAACTGCTGCTATCGAAATAAACGGAGTCGCAGGTCAAATCAACGACTGGTACATAGACGATTGTTATTTTAACGAAATTGCTAGATACGCATTTAAATCAGATTTTGGCGTAAATGTAAAAATCACCCGAAGTAGATTTAGAAAATGCGGTAACGATGACCTTTTACCTGCTGCCCCTAGCAGCGGCATTGTCATGTTTGGTCAGGTTGGCAATAACAATGTAATTGATTGTTCTTTTGATAGACATGCTGCTGCGTATACTACTGTATTAGTTGATGATGATAGACTAGCATACACTGAAGTGTTAAATGGCAGCAAGGTTACAATCACAGATGAGATAACACAAAATTTATACATATCTTTAGGACCTGTACCATTAACAATGTTTTCGTCACTGAATTCTCATACAACATTAGATTATACTATTTCATTTACTAACGGTTCTGCTAGATCTGGTACATTAGATATTGTCATCGGCGACAGCTTTGCTGGTCCTATTATTACTGATAGTTATAGTAGTACCTGTGGTGATGCTAGACCAGAGACAGTTGAATTTTCTGTTCGATTGGTTTCAAACAGCGTAGAGATAAACGGGGCTGAAACTATGATTATTGATTATAAGAGCCCGTCAGCAGATCTCGTTCCGGACACATTTAGGTATAAAGTAAGTTACAGTGTTTGATCTTGATCAAACTTCTAGACTCAAGGTCTGGAAAGAATTCCGCCAGTCACTTGAAACTTCCGAGCATCCTTTAGAGGATGTGGCTCTTTTTTGGAGTAGAACTCCATTTGTTCATCGATACTTAGATCCAAACTATTCGTTCGATTGGCCCGATCCGTGGCATTTAATCATAGATAATAAGTATGACGACCTTGCTATCGCATTGGGTATGTGTTATACTTTGACATTAACAGAACGTTTTAAGAGCCAAAAAGTAGAGATACATACGTCTATGTTTTCCGGAGAAGAAAGATATATCGTAGTAGTTAATGACCGCGATGTATTGAATTTTTTTCATAGGGAAGTCACTAACACGGGCGAGCTCACACATGGATCTAATAAAATTTACCCAGTATGAGGATGTTATAAATACTACCTCAACGACAAAAGAAAGAAAATTAGAGGCAAGAATGAACGATAGTATTGTAGTAGTAAAGAGAGACGGATCCAAAGAACCACTGACACTAGAGAAGTGGCAGGCACAGATTACAAAAGTATGTAGTGGAATAGCAGACGTCAGTCAATCAATGATTGAAATTAAAGCTAGTCCACATTTCTATGATGGCATAACAACACAAGAAATAGATTCCTTAACTCTAAGAGCTATTGTAGACCTTATTGACATTGAACACAATCCAGATGTAGGTCACACCAATTATCAATATGTAGCAGGCAAACAACGTTTGTCAATGCTACGTAAGGATGTATATGGCCAATACAATCCTCCCCGCCTCTATGATATCGTAAAGACAAATGTTGCTACAGGATTATACACTCCTGAACTTCTTGAATGGTACAGTGAAGATGACTGGAACAAGATGGACGAGATCATAGATCACGAAAAAGACGAATTGTACTCGTATGCCGCCATCGAACAGTTGATTGAAAAATATTTGGTACGCAATCGTGCGACAAAGGAAATTTATGAAACTCCCCAAGTTAGATATATGGTGGCCGCCGCTACGGTCTTTCATAAGGAAGAACCTAACTCGGCCCGTATGCGTTACATCAAAGAGTACTACAACTGTTCTTCAGATGGTTTGTTTACTCTTGCTACTCCTGTGCTGGCTGGGCTTGGGACTCCTACTAAACAGTTTTCTAGTTGTGTTCTTATCCGCAGTGACGACGATCTGGATAGCATATTTGCTAGTGGGGAGATGATGGCCAAGTATGCCAGCAAGCGAGCAGGCATTGGCCTAGAGATTGGACGACTACGTCCATTAGGCAGTCCCATCCGTGGTGGTGAGATTATGCACACAGGCATGATTCCATTCCTTAAGAAATGGTTTGGTGATCTACGCTCATGTTCACAAGGAGGCATTCGTAATGCTAGTGCTACTGTATTCTATCCTATTTGGCATCATCAGTTTGATGACCTTATTGTACTTAAGAACAACCAAGGAACAGAAGAAACCCGAGTCCGTCATATGGATTAT